TTAAGATTCATGCTGATCATGGTCCAGTATATAGCGCAACAGTTTCAGCTGTTATTTATTTAAACGATGACTACGAGGGTGGCGAGATATACTTCCCTAGATTGGACAACAAAGTAATAAAACCAGAATATGGAGATATTGCAATATTCCCATCCAACTACATTTACGAACACGCATCTTTACCAATTAAGTCAGGAACAAAATATTGTGTAGTAATCATGATGGATTTAAATGATATTGCCCATCAACCACAAGCTGCAAAACTATTTACCGAGCAACCAGGCTACGGATCATCGACATACTAAAGGATAAAAATGGAAATATTAAAAACTGAAGCAGAAGTAAAACAAATGATGCGTGATAAAATGCAGGCATTTAACGCACCTACATGGACAGAAAAAATTGATTTGGGCGATGGAATATGGTGTTATAGAAATGTTTTTAAACCAGGGATCCCTGAAAGACTTGAAAATATTTTAGCTGACGAATCACATCAGTATAAGTGGTCTCCAGCGTATGTTGGATATCAAGAAAGAATGCCAGACTATAGAGACTGCATGGATATTAAATTTAAAAGAACTGATATTGTCCAAGATCCAACTGAACCTTCAATAAAGCTACAAGAAATTTGGCAAGAATGCTTTGATGCACAGGTTGCAGCTGTACAAGACTATGCAAAAATGTATAATATTTATCAGCTAAGATACTGGGAAGCGTTTAACTACATTAAATATGAGCCAGGACATCACTTCATGGAGCACCACGATAATGGATTTTCTTATAACTGTGTAGTATCATTGGTTGGTTATTTAAACGATGACTACGAGGGCGGAGAGTTGTATTTTAGACTCCAAAAGCTAGACATTAAACCGCAAGCTGGAGATCTATACATATTCCCTTCAAACTACATGTATCCTCATCAGGCAAAAAAGGTTCATAATGGAACTAAGTATTCAATTGTAACAATGCTTGATTATAGTGAAAAATATCACACACCAGAGCTATATAGGGAGACTGGCGATTAATGGAGCCGATTTTAAAAGCTTACAGGATGGGAACAAAGTTTTTAAATCTTGATCCACTTCCAGTAAGAAGAGAATGGATGGATGCAACTCCAGATAAACATGCTTATCATTGCTATCCAGTAACAACAGCAAATACAATTGGTTGGTATTTATCCTGTCCAGAAGATATAGTTTTTACTTGGAATGGAGTTGTTGACACTACTGACTCTACTGTAAAAATATTAAAAGGAGAAGATTGGTGTTATACAGGCAGAGGACAAGCATCAATAAGTTTTAAAACTGGATTGCTATTTAGATCAAATCAAACAACAAGCCTGCTTGCTGTCAATCCACCAAATTATTTTAATAAAAACTTTGAAGTTATAAGCTCACTTATATCTACATCTTTTTATCCAAATGAGTTGCCTCTTGCAATACAAGTACGTGTTGCAAATGAGGAGGTTTTAATTCCCGCAGGAACTCCAATTGCAGCTATTTTGCCAATATCTTTAACCGCCTTAAAAGATCAATATATTCAAGTCGAAAATTTTATTATGACACAAGAATATGCCGATGCACAAAGAAGCTACGGTGAAGCATCTTTTGAGCATACAAAAAACGGAGAGTGGACAGACTGGTATAGAGATGCGGTAAACGAAAAAGGCGAAAAGGTTGGGGAACACGAAGTTAAAAATTTAAAGCTAGGTGTAGTGGTTAAATGACAAATATAATAAAATTTGTTACAAACAGAGATTGGCTAACGAAAGATAGTATTTCGAAACCAGAGCCAATAATAAAAACCATACCTTCGTGGTTTCGTGAAGCAGATAGATTTGCAAAAAAACCAGATGGAGAGTATTGGATAGGCCCAGATGGAGGCAAGGTTCCTACCTGGAAGGCATGCCCAGCTATATTTGATATTATGGGTACTGGATACACATTAAAAACTCCATGCGATATAGAATTTTATTTAGGTGATTTTAAATCAATTTCTGTAAAGGTTTCTGAAAAAAAGTATGAAGATTTTGTTACAAAACGTGATCCAATGCCTCAGTTTCAACATCCAGAAGGATATTACAGAACTCATTTTGCTTGGATGCCAGACTGGGCAGTAGAAACTCCAGAAGGTTATAGTGTTCTTTATACTCAACCTTTTAATAGATTTGAGTTGCCATTTTTAACCACAAGCGGTATCATTGATAATGATAAGGTTAATCTAATGGGTTCAATGCCATTTTTTATCAGAGAGGGATTTTCAGGAGTTTTACCTGCTGGTACTCCAATAGCACAAATGATTCCTTTTAAAAGAGAAGACTGGCAAAGTGAAATTATAATAGAAAAGCCTTCTGCTCTATATAAAAAAAATATAGAAAATTCAAAAAAGTATAGAGTTCCCGACGGTGGAGTGTATAAGAATTTAGTATGGTCAAAAAGGACCTACTCTTAATAGGAGATATAATGGATAACAACCTAGCTAACGATATGTCAAACTGGGATAACAGAAAGTCAATTACGCCTTCTGGGTTTTTTGGAAGCTCTGTCGAAATGATTCAGTCAAGAGAAAATTTTATGACCAAAGAAGAACTTGATTTTTTATTAGATGCTGCAAAGAGTATAACGACCTGGGATAGAACAGAAACACACTATAATGAAAACGGAACAATTATATACGATTCATCATATTGGGATAACAGGGTTGCTTCAAGGCCAATACTAGATAAAATAGATCCAAAGATATCTTTAGTCATTGAGGATATGGTTCAAAGGTTAAAATTAGAAGTAGATAAATTTTTTGATGTGGATGCATTGCCAACTAGTCCAGCTATTGTTAGATGGATGGAGGGGTATAGACAAGAACCCCATGCTGACAAAGAATTACATGTAGGACCAGATGCTGGCAAGCCAAACGATTTTCCTTGGTACGACCTAGCGGGGTTGTTTTATTTAAATGATGACTATGAGGGCGGAGAATTATATTTTCCAAATCAAGATATTAAATTTAAACCAAAGCCTGGCGCAGCGTACTTTTTCCCAGGAGATATGAACTTTATACATGGTGTAACGGAAATTACAAGCGGAATAAGATACGTAATTCCATTTTTTTGGACAATACTTAAACACACTGGAGATAGACAGCCATGAGTAAAGATATAGAATACATAGAAATTTATCCAAAAATAATTGTATATAGAAACGTTTTTGAAGATCCAGATCTATTTTTAAAAAAATCTTTAGAGTGTGAAGGATGGGAAGAATGGTATACATTTGGAACAATGTTATCTTTACAGGAATCCCCAATATCTTTTCAAAATTTTCCAACAAAAGAAGAATATGATAATGCTCGTGCTTGGGACCTAGGAGATAGCAATAGCGTTTTACGTGGAGAGCTATGTAAAGAGCTAGGCGATATATTTTATAATGTAACAAAGAATTACATTGAAAAATATCCAGACGAGTCTTTGCAAAACTGGATTAAGAATTCTGCATCAGTTAATAAATATTTTGCTGATGCTTGTATATCTGAAAATTATGCAATGAACTACCATACTGATTTTATTCAACCACTTAAAGATAATCCAGGTATAAAGTTTGGAATTACTACAACGTTCTACCTAAATGAAGACTATGAAAATGGAGAAATTTGTTTTAAGATAAATGATGAGTATGTTTCTCATAAACCTAGAAAGGGAGACGTTATAGTTTTCCCGTCAACTCCACCATATTATCATGCTGTAAGAAAAAATACAGGAAATGACAGATATATGATTAGGTCATTTTGGCAATTTCAATACGAAGGATCAGAAGAATGGCTAGACAATGAAAAAAAGTATGGTCCAGAAGTGTGGGAAGAAATGGAAAAGGAAAGATACAAGTCAGAAAAATTTAATGGTCAGTTTATAGCAGAGTCGTTACACCACCATTTTGGAAAAGATAACGGTAAATATTTATGAGACAGTGTACATGCGGAAGGTCAAATGCATACCCATACTGCGACGGCACACATAAAATGAAAAGGAAAAATATGAAAGACGGAATTATTGAAATACTTGATAAAGATAAATTTGTTGTTCTTCAGGACGAAGAAGTGCCACAAGAAAAAGCAGGTAAGCTAGGAGTATATACAAATAAAATTGTTGAGATACCAAACTTTATAGATCCAGACATTGTGCCAAAAATGATAAACTTTTTTGAAAATTGCGATGTCGAATGGGGAGATATTGCATTTTACGGTTCTTCAGGAAAAGGAATAAAAACAGATTCTGAAACAATGCAAAAATTTGGTTTACCAGATGAGTTTTTTGAAAAGTTAAAAAATAAATACAAAGAATCAGTAGAGTTGATCTTTGGAAGAGAAGTTAGGGCAAATACTTCACATGCTCAAAAATGGGACGTGGGCGGATTTGCAAGCCCACATTCAGATAATTCAGATAACGAAGGCAAGCCTAATGCTTTTGAAATAAATAAATATGTTGGAATTTTATATCTTAATAATGATTATGAAGGCGGAGAACTATATTTTTGTGATAAAGACAATGAAATGAAGCCATATTTGTCATTTAAGCCAAATGCGTACTCATACTACGTTTTCCCTGGCGGATATGAAAATATACATGGGGTTTCAGAAATAACAAAAGGTACAAGATATACAATGGTATCATTTTGGGATTTTGCAGATCTAGTTTATGATGATGAAACATTAGAAAGATGGAAAGAAGAAGAAAAGCAAGTAAGAATTGAACAGGCAAAACAAAAAGAAGAATGGTTAAAGGGTAACAAATATGCCTAATTTTTTATATGAAGATTTTGAAAAAATTTCTTATTATAAAAATGTTATTGACGACCCAAAATTTCTTATATCTTTAATAGAAAGATCTGACGAGAGCTTAGACGAAAATTCAAAAATACCCAAGTGGACAGAGTGGTCTGCAAGTGGAGATACTCCATATATTTTTGGATATCAAAAAAGATTTAAAGACAACCTTGAAAATGATTCAAATTCAGATGTAAGAAGAATTATTACGATACTAAACATGGCAATAGTTGGTGCATCTCAAGACTATGCAAATCGGCATTCTATAAATATTGGCACGTTAACTCCTCTTTCAGTAAGCAAATACTCAACTGGAAAATCAATGGGTCCCCACGTAGACGATTACGGAAATGGTGATGACCCTAATATTTCAGTTGTTTTATATCTTAATGACGACTATGTGGGTGGAGAACTGTTTTTTAGAGAGCAAGGCGTTAAAATAAAACCAGAAGCTGGAAGTATAGTTATATTTCCTTCGGTAGAACCATATTATCATGAGTCTTTGCCAGTCGAAAGCGGCATCAAATACATGGCCCCAGGTTTCTGGCGTAAATAAAAGGTGGTATAATTTAAAGATATGGGAACAACAGGAAAAGGATTTAGATATCCACAATATTCAGACACGCCAGACGTGCCTAGAGATCTTTCGTATTTAGCAGCAGATGTTGATGCTTACTTAGACGCTCATCCAGGCCCTCAAGGTCCTGCTGCAACAATTCAAATAGGAACAATCACTACGGTTGCATCAACGGTTCCTGCAGCAGTTACAAACGTTGGAACAGAAACAGATGCAATATTTAATTTTACATTGCCTAGAGGCGTAGATGGAATAATTGGTGGTGACGGTCCAGCAGGACCATCAAATGTACTTCAAATTGGAACAGTTCAAACAGGAGCTGCAGGTTCTTCAGCAGTCGCAACAATAACTGGTACATCTCCATCGCAAACATTAAATTTTGTTATACCTAAAGGTGATACAGGTGCAACAGGAGCAACAGGGCCACAGGGTCCAAAGGGTGATGCAGCAGCAACAATAAATGTTGGATCAACTACAACTGGTGCTGCTGGAACCAATGCATCAGTTACAAATTCTGGAACATCAAGTGCTGTTGTATTAAACTTTACAATACCACGAGGTGCAACAGGTGCAACAGGACCCCAAGGTCCAGCTGGAGCAGATGGTGCAGCTGCAACACTTGATCCAATTAATGGTCTTGCTTCATTTCCAGCTCCAATTCCAGGTTCATCGTACGGCGTTAACTCAAATTGGTTTCCAGTAGCAAATAATTATGTTTCTATAGGACAGCCGATTGACGCTGGATTAGGGGTAACTACCAACAAATTTTGGAAAACAATTTATTCCAACACTGGAACAATTAACACCTCAGATTTAAGATTAAAAACAGATATACAAGATTCCACCCTCGGACTTGATTTTATAAATTCTTTACGTCCAGTAAGTTATAAATTTATAGAAGGCGGAAGAGATCAATACGGTGACATTATTCCAGGTTCTAGAACACACTGGGGGTTAATTGCACAAGAAGTAAAATCTGTAATAGATACCACAGGCGTAGAAGATTTTGCTGGTTGGGTTCTTTTAGATAAATCTGATTCAAATTCAGAACAAGCGCTTAGATATGAAGAATTCATTGCACCACTAATTAAAGCAGTTCAAGAGCTTACAGCAAGAGTTGAAGCTTTAGAGGCTTAAAATGTCTTATAAGTATAAAATACTAAAAGACAATCCTTTAGCGCTTTACATGTTGGAAGAAGTTCGTTCAGGCGACTCTTCAAATTATACAAGTATATTGTCACAATTTGCAACATATCAAGACTTAAAGGATAATGGCGTTTCTTATGCTACATTAAGCGGAATGCCCGTGTGGGATTCTTCAGGAAACGGTTTTGATGGTTTTGCTACAGACGCCTCAGACAAAGAAATATTTCCAATTATATCAGGAGCTATAAGAGGAACTGAGGTTCGTCCTATTACAATTTTACATTTTCCAGTAAAAGGAATAGCAAATAGCACATATGCTGATGATGAGTTTTCCATAGAGGTTTGGGCATCTTTACCACAAACAACAAATGGGTCAATTCCACTTATTGCAGATAGTACAAATAATATAGGCTTATTTTATGAAAATGGAACAATAACATTTTCAGTGCAAGGACAAAGCATATCTCAAACAGTTGTAACAACAGAAGCACTTTATATAGTTGCATCATTTACAGCTTCTAGCATTTATTTATATATAGATGGAGTTTTAAAGCAAAATAAATCTTTAAATAATTTTTTATTTACAAATGATGTTGTAAATTTTGCGTGTGGCCCATCTAATGAAACTTTTGTAATTGATGGATTAGCATTTTATAAAAAAACATTATCTCAGTCTCAAATATTAAATCATTACAACGCAGGCAATGTAGAAACACCAACAACGCAAATTGTTAATCCAGACGGTGGTGTATTGTTCTCAATGAATACAAATAAAACAACAACTGTTTTTGAGTACGAATATCCCAAAGCTAAACCATGGAATTATTTTGCAGATTCAAATGTAGAGGTATCTTTAGATCAACAGTCTATTTATATAAAGCAAACAGATATTCCTTCTACAGCAAATTTTAGTTTTACAGATTCTATTGTTGTTCCAGATTATTTAAACATATCCTCATCTTTAATATTTTTTGATGACGATTCTTACGGCATAACTGTGGAAGCAAGCATAGATGAAACAAATTGGATTGAGTGTGAAAATTCTATGCCACTTCCATTTTTTAATAAAAACGATAATCAAATAGAAAACGTTTTATATATTAGGGTCACTATGACATCTTCTGATACAAGTAAATATTTTCCAACTTTGAGAAAAATTAGATTGTTATTCTTCAGCGATAAAGACTGCTATTCAGACAACTCTGGTGCAAGAGTTTTTTCAGATTATGATTATGGATTACCTCATAAAAATCATTTAAACCTATCTTATTGCAAAATGAATGGGTTAAAGATGTATGACGGACATGGGTTTAGTACAGACTATTCAGAAAATGTAAAAACTATTGAAATGATATTTACGCCAGATGGTGGCAGCAACGTACTATTTAGTACGCAAGATGCAATTTATGGATGGGACTCAAGCGGGAATATCTATTCGACAAATGTATTAAATGTACATATAAATGGAATAGATGTTACATCACACACAAATATCTCAGATCATTTTATCAGTGGGTACCAGCATCACGTGGCTATTGTGCTTGAAGACGACTGCGGTTTAAATATAAAGTTTAATCAAAATCAAGATGATTCTCAGTACGGCGGGGCCAATGTATATACTAACATAGCCCTATATGATTCTGAACTGCTAGAGTCTGAGCTATATAATCATTACCTACTATATACGGATAGATATTCGACAAGAATTAATGATACCAGCCTGTCACTAGCAGAGAGTGTTGCTGGACAGGACGGAACAGCTTTTTACATTGTAGAAAGACAACCTCTAGCGACAAATATATAGTTTTTTGTCACTTAGCCTGACAAAAAGATGGACTTTGATAGTATTTAATGGTAGAATAGAGACAGTATGGAAATATTAAATAAGAAATCTCAGTATATTGAAGAAACAACGCTAGGCATATACGTATGGGAAATGCCAGACGGACGTTGGATAGGAGACGACGATGGAAACTTCTTGTCAGTCACATCCAAAAAAGGAAACAAATCAAGAATGGATGCTTTGGCTAGAGAGGTTCGCTCGTACGGTATATATGAGGGCAGGCCTAAATTTCTTTCTGGACGCAGAAAGATTGACGACGAAGAGTACGAATATCAAAAACAAAGACTTGAGTGGGGATTGACCCCAGATCCTTTGGATATTGGCGTATACAAAGATTCTATTTTAAGGGACGGTAAAGTACAATGAGAGCAGAGTTTGTAGAAGACGATTATTCTCAAGATGATAATACAATTGAGATCTCAAACACTGGAGATTGGTTTTCTTTTAAAAAAGAAAAAGAGCATGACGACCCATTTAAAATAGGCATTGAAGATGTTAAAAAACTAAGAGGACTTGGCCCCACATTTAGAAGAAAAATTAGCAGAGATTTTTCAAAAGCATTTACTGGCGTAGGCGGAGTTTCAACTCAACAAAATCTATTACAACAGGCAATCACTGGCTATGCAATGTTTGACCTCGTTGAACCAACTTACAATTTAGAATATCTTTCACAAGTTTATGAAATATCAACATATAATTATGCTGCAGTTAATGCCAAGGTTTCAAATATAGTTGGACTAGGTTATACTTTTCATGAAACATCAAAAGCAAAAGATGCATTAGATCAAATTACAGATGATAAACAACTTGAGAGAGCTCGTGCAAAAATTAATAGAATTAAAATGGGCTTAGATAAATGGCTTGACGATTGTAATGAGGAAGAGTCGTTTACAGAAACCCTTATAAAGGCCTACACCGACCTTGAGGCGACTGGAAACGGTTACATAGAGATCGGACGTACCACAGCTGGAGATATAGGCTATATCGGTCATATACCAGCAAAAACAATGCGTGTACGACGTTTGCGTGATGGATTTGTTCAATTGCTTTATGGCAAGGCTGTATATTTTAGAAATTTTGGCGACCTAGAAACACCAAATCCAATTGCTGGACAAGAAGATCGTCCAAATGAAATTATTCATTTAAAGAAATATACTCCAATGAATAATTATTACGGTGTTCCAGATATTATTGCTGCTCAGCAAGCTCTTGCAGGAAATGAATTTGCTGGAAGATATAACCTTGATTATTTTGAAAATAAAGCCGTACCAAGATATATTATTACGGTAAAGGGTGCAAAACTTTCACCAGAATCAGAAAGAAAATTGCTTGAATTTTTCCAGGTAGGTCTTAAGGGCAAAAACCATAGATCACTTTATATTCCTTTGCCTGCAGATAGCCCTGATTCAAAAGTTGAATTTAAGATGGAGCCTATTGAGGCGGGAGAGCAAGAGTCTTCATTTAACATTTATCGTAAGACAAATAGAGATGAAATACTATTAGCACATCGTGTTCCAATAAATAAAATTGGTTTACCTGAAGGCGCTTCATTAGCAAATGCTCGTGATGCGGATAAAACATTTAAAGAGCAAGTTTGCAGACCTGCACAGGATAGACTTGAGAAAAAGCTTAATTATTTAATTGCTGAAAAGACAGACGTTGTTGAATTAAAATTCAATGAATTAAGTTTGACAGACGAAGAGACACAAAGCCGCATTGATGAAATTTATTTGAGAATGAAGGTAGTTGTTCCAAATGAAATTCGTATCAGAAAAGGAATGGTTCCAATTGAAGGTGGAGACGAGCCAGTAGAATTAAAGCCACAGCAGGTGGCAGATCAGCAAGCTAAGTCCACTGGAAATAGAGCTCGTGACAGAGCTCGTGCAAATAATGCCCCAGACAAATCTGGCGAAGGAAGAAATGCCAAGGGGGACGGACCTAAAGTCAAATAGGTTTACTCAACTGCTATTTGCGTTATAGTAAATAACCGTATAAAATTAAGCATATGAATATTGAAAAGGCCCATTGGTCTAGCAATGGCGACAATGTATATTTGTCGGTTCCGTTTGCTAAGGTCAATAAAGAAAAAAGAACCGTATCTGGATTTGCAACATTAGACAATGTTGACCAGACAGGTGACGTTGTACTTGCTGAAGCAAGCATAAAAGCTTTTGAAAATTTCAGAGGCAATATTCGTGAGATGCACAGCGCAACAGCTGTCGGTAAGATGGTTTCATTCAGACCAGAAACTTACTATGATCAAGACACAAAAGAGTTTTATAACGGAGTATACGTAGACGTATACGTTTCAAAGGGTGCACAAGATACTTGGGAAAAAGTTCTTGATGGCACTCTTTCTGGTTTTTCAATTGGCGGAAAGATTCTAGAAGCAGATAACGAAATGAACAAGTCAACAGGAGAGCAAGTTAGATTTATCAAGAACTATGAACTAATTGAATTGTCAATTGTTGACTCTCCAGCAAACCAGCTTTGCAATGTTCTTTCAATTT